GGGCCGTATGCTATGGCAACTTCGATTGGTGCCTCTGCAGTTGCAGGGATCGCCAAATTGTTTGGATATTCCAATCCACCAATGATCGATGATGTTCATGCATATCAACCGAAAGCATTCCACGCTCTCGCGAACGTGGAAACTCGGATGCCCATAGACAAATTATCTTTGGACCCAAAGAACGAAGTTTCGATAGCGAACTCGTTAGCCGGGACCGATGATACGGACAGCCTTTCGTTTGAAAATACGATAGGTCGAGAGTCCTTTTTGTCTGGGGCTGCATGGGATGGGTCGCAAACAACAAATGCGCTCATCTTTTCAGCAATGGTTACCCCTATGGGATATGTGACTTCAGGTTCAGCATCTGATAGTACGAACTGGTTCACACCAAGTTCTTACTTCGGATCTATGTTCCGCTTCTGGCGTGGATCTATGATCTACAAAATGAAGTTCATTAAGTCGCAGTACCACAAGGGAAGACTTGTGGTTTCTTGGGATCCAAATGCGGATATCTCAGGAGTCACAGGTGCAGAAGCAGCAGTCTTTACTCGAGTCGTTGATTTAGAGTTTGAGGATGAAGTTGAGATTGAGATCCCGTACAAGGCGGTCTCCCCCTATCTCAAAGCAGATTTAGTTCCAAGTTGTTGGACTAATTCGGCGACACCTTCTTACTCTTATAACAACGATGCAGTGAACGGAATGTTTACTGTGCGAGTTCAAAATGTGCTCACTGGTCCTGCGGCTAGTCCAAATATTGTTTGTTTGTTCTATGCCCGGCCAGGGAAGGATATAATGTTCTCCGCTCCTAAGAGTCTAGGTCGTAACTATTCCCCTTTGCCTTTGCAGAGTGAGGAACAGGACGACATAGTAGGAGGATCTGTGTCTATTGACACCACGATTGGTGTCTTGACGACAGGTGAGAATATTGCATCTCTGCGTCCACTCTTACACAGGGCCAGTTTTTATTGCGTACAGCACTTCGGTCAATATCTGACAGGAGCGTCTACGTACGTAGGGCCTGGATTCGCTATGACAACGAATCTGTTTGAGCGGTTACCCCGTAGTTATGGATGGGTGTCTGGTGCTACTAATTGGGCTTTAGAGTCCGATTCAGTTACCAACTCACCATTCAACTTCGTTGCAAATCACCCCATTGATTGGGTTGTGAATTGTTTCGCAGGTTACCGTGGTTCGACAAATATTCACGTTAATCCCATTTCAACTGGGAGCAATGTGAGATTAGTTGACTCGGTAGCAATTACGAGGTATTACGATTCGATAATCCCATATCCTAATGATCAGAACCGTAATCGGTTTACTGTTCGTGAGAATAACGGATCTTCGTCTAGTATCGCAAGAGCCACATCGACTAGTC